ACAAGACCATCAGCTTGTACATGGACCAGTCCCTCCGTAATGTGAAGTTATGAACTACCAAGCCATCCGCGCCGCCGTCGAAAACCCGCTGCTAACAGCGTTTGGCGCTCTTGTGCCAGCGGTGCCGGTCTATTTCGACAACATCACCGCCGTCCCACCCAACACAACTACTGAATACGTCCGCGTCAACGTCACCTTCGGCATCACCAACGAACCCACCCTGACTTCCAGCGTCGACAACGCCCGCGGAGCAATAATCATTCGCATTTTCACCGAAAAAGGCCGTGGTCCCGCCCGCAACCAAACCCTGCTAACCACCGCAGTCACCGTGCTGGAAACCCTCAACAACTCAACGAAGAGCACAACCGGCGTTTATTTCAAGGTGGGTGAAATCAACGGCCCTACATTTTCAGCTACAGAAGATGCGCCCCATTTCGTGGGGCGAATTGACACTTCCTACGTCGCTACCGTGCTGTCGTAGGAAGAAACTATTACAGGCGCTAACCTGTGATAAGCCGGGCAGTGCCCGCCCTGTAACAACCTCTTGGTACGCCAATGGCCACCACCGTTCTGTCCGGCACGTCCGGCGCTCTTTACTACAAGCCCGCTGGCACCACCGGCTCGTTCGGTGAGTCTGGCGTCAACATCGCCACCGACACCATCACGGTCGAGACCTACCTGAACCTCAAGGTAGGTGACCCCGTGAAATTCAGCGTGATTAACAGCCAGACCGGCGGCTCTGGTTCCGGCACCCTGCCTGCTCCTATTTCTTCGGTCACCACCTATTACGTGCTCAGCTACACCGCTGCCACCGGTGAACTGACCGTCTCTACCAGCGCCGGCGGCACCATTCTCGCCATCACCGACGACGGTACCGCCGTTGCCCCCAACGAGTTCCAGGTCGCCTACGCCGATTTCGTGGCCGTGGGCCAAGTCCGCGACTGGACCTTCGAGATCAACCGCGCTGAGATCGACGTCACCACCATCGGTCAAACCCAAGGTCAGTACGTCCCCTTCCGCAGCTACATCGCCGGCTTCGGCGACGGCACTGGCACTGCCACGGTCTATATGACCAACGAGAACGCTTCAATGTCCAACCGAATGATCGAGGACGTGCTCCAGCGCCAGCAGACCGGTGCTGCCTTCAAGCTGTACATCGACCGCGTGTACAGCGGCGGCAACGTGAGCGACACTCTGAGCCGCTCGATCAGCTTCGACGCCACGCTGACCTCGGCCAGCATGAACGTCAACCCTGACGACGCCCAGTCCGTGACGGTGAACTTCCGCCCGGCTGCCACCCCGACCTTCGACTTCAGCACTTCCGCCTGATAGTCTGCAAAACGGACGAAACCCGGACCCCGGCCTCACCGCCGGGGTTTTTTGTCTCTACTCCGCTACACTAATCCGAGACCATCAGGATTTTTATGCCTGCTTCCAGCTCACTGCGTGCCATTGACCGCCTCCGCAAGGCCGCCAACCTGGAGCCCATCAAAAAGATCGTCGAACTTTCCGATGGCACTAAATTTGAAATGTGGGTGGCGCCCCTGACGATGGCCGAGCGCGAACGCGCTCAAAAACAAGCCAAGTCCGACGACGCCAACGCCTTCGCCCTCCAACTGCTGATCGCCAAGGCTCTCGACGAAAATGGTGCCAAGTTGTTTAGCACCGGCGAGATCGACGTGCTCAAGAACGAAGTCAAGGACAAGGATCTGCAAGCCCTGATGCTGGCGATCCTGACCGACGACGCGGAGCCCATCGACCCAAAATCCTGAGTGCCGAACTTCGGAAAGACAACTGGCTCATGCTCCAATTCGGAGTCGCCAAAGAGTTAGGCAAAACCCTTTCCGAAGTCAGCACCACCATGACCGCCGAAGAACTGATCGGCTGGAGCGCCTACTTCAGCATCCTCAATGAGGACCAGCAAAAGGAGATCGACAAAGCCCGACGCCGCCGCTAGCCCCGGCGGCTTTTTACGGCGTAAACTGAAGTACCAGACTATGCTCCGTAGCCGTGGCGAAATACACCGCAGATATTGAAATTGCCGTCCGCGGTGGCGCACAGGTAGACGGTCTTATAAAAAATCTGAACAGACTTAACAACTCAATTAACGTTGTTAATAGAAATGCAAAGTTACTTGAAGGCAAAGGTTTTAATGTTGCCAGCATGGAAAATTACAGTCGTGCTGTATTTAAGGCCGAAAACGCACTAAGAAAAGCTGCACAAGGAACCCGCCAAGAAGAAATGGCGGTGAAGTCTCTTGTGAGCGCAATGGAAATAGAAAATAAAGCCCGCGCTAGGCGCAACTTCTTAATTGCACAGGAAGTAGCAAATCGTCGTCAAGTAATAGCCACTGCTAATGCAGGTTACGGTTTACAAGGTCCCCAAGCCGCCAACATTCGAGCTGGAAGAGGTCCTGCCTCACCTATCCGCGGCACGGCAACCATGGCGGGATCCCCAGCCGCACTTGCGGCAACAACGGCCGGAGGCGGTTTAGCTAGAGGAGCAGGAGGAGGAATGGCAGGGCGTTTAGGAGGAGCCTTGAGTAGTGCTCTTATTGGTGGAGGTTTTCCACTGCTTTTTGGTCAAGGTGCTGGTGCGGCTGTAGGTGGTGGCTTAGGTGGTTTAGCCGGTGGTGCACTCGGTGGGGGTTTGGGGTTCGGCCTCTCCATCGTCGGTACTTTACTAGGTGATATAGCATCTCGCGGCCAAGTTATAAAACAATTAGGTCAAGATTTAGGCTTTTCCGCGCAACAAGCTCAGACGCTGGCTACTGCGTTTAAGACCGCAAATACAGACGTAGAAAAGTTTACGGCTGTTGTCCAAAATATTCGCGGTTTGGGCCTCGAACTGGAAGACCAAGCAGAATTAATCAAACTTACTACCAGCCTTACTGAAAAGTACGGCGGTCAGTTTGACAAAGTAGGCAGCGCTATAACGTCCGCTCTTGAAAGCGGCAAAGTAAGCCAAAGCACACTAAACCAGTTAACAAGTCAAGGTGTAAATATTCAGCAGGCATTAGCGGATAAACTCGGCGTCTCCAAAGATCAACTATTGGAGATGGCCAAGAAAGGAAAAATTGATATTCAAGATCTGGTCGATACTCTTGTAGATATGGGTAATAAAGGTGTCGAGGCGACTAAAAAACCCGCTTCCGGCATGGAGCAGTTAGGTAAAGCCGCTCAAGGTTTAGGTACTGCTATAGGAGATCTTGGCGCAGCAATTATGAAGGCACTGAAGCCAGCGCTCGACTGGCTTGCTGGAGCACTTGCCGGAATTATCGGTCTTGCTACACGAGCTATCAATGCGATGGCAAATATGCTTAGCGGCGGTACTGCTGAAACCGCTTTAGCAAATGCACGAGCCAGGGAACGTTTGGCTGCAGAAGGTGGTCCTTCAGTAGGCACCAAATATGTAGCACAAAAATATCAACCACGACTTGAGGAACTTCAAAAAGAAGAACAAGCAAAGATAGTAAAACCAGATAGCAAGATTAAACCCATAGATGTAAGTTCACTGGGCCGCGCTCCAAGTTCCGGTGGTGGTGGCGGAACAGATAAAGCAGCAAAAGCCGCAGCCCGCGAGGCTGCGCGTGTACTTGAAGTGTTGCGTGATCAACGCCTAATAACAATCGAACTGGAGCGCCAAAGCGATTACTCCAAGAAAATTTTTGCGGCGGAACTAGCAAAAGATCCTATTCTTGCCCGTCGTTTACAAGGAGAACAGCAACTCGAAGAAATAGCTATCGAGACAGCAGGAAAATTGGATAAAGAAGTAAACATGAAAGCAAAATTGGCAATCTTGGGTGCCCAAGAAGCTAAAGCCGCTCTTGCATACCAAGAAACAGCTCAAGCTGTTGCTTTAATCGAACAACAACGTAAAGAAAATACTCAAAATGTTATCACATCTTTAGAGTACGAAAAGGAACTTAAAAGTGCCGTTACAGAAGCTGAACGCGAGCGACTTCGTATTCAATACGAAATGGCAGAACTAGCTAAAGATCCAACTATCTCAAAAGACAGACTTGCAGAAATTGAAGCGCTCAAAAAACAAATTGCCGCCCCAGAAACCGCCGGCGAAATCATCGAAAAGCGCATTGGCGCCCTGCAAGATGAGCTAATTAAGCTGACCAACATCGGCAACATCGCCGTATCGGTGGCAGACAGCATTGGCACGGCCTTCAGCCAAGCGTTCCAGGGCATCATTTCTGGCACGATGACCGCCCAAGAAGCCCTCGCCAGCTTCTTCAAATCTGTCGGGGATGCCTTTATTCAGATGGCATCCGAGATCATCGCCAAACAGCTAACGATGATCATTCTCCAAACCATCCTTAAAGCATTGGGTGGCGGCGGTGGGGCATCACCTTTTGCTGGTGGTCCAGCAACCGGAGGAGAAACAAATACTTTTGCATATGCAGCAGGTGCACCCCAATTCAGGGCAGACGGCGGTTCAGTTAGAGCCTCCACGCCTTACCTCGTTGGTGAGCGCGGCCCCGAGTTGTTTGTGCCTGGTACCAGTGGCGGCGTCATGTCCAACAGCGACCTGCGTGCCTCGATGGGCGCAGCCCCTGGTTCCAGCGGCGGTCCTGTCCTTAACATGAGCTTTGAGACCAGCACGATCAACGGGGTGGAATACGTCAGCCGCGATCAACTGGAGGCTGCGATGGCTCAAACCCGCCGCCAAGCCGCCCGCGACGGCGCCCAGCGTGGCATGTCCATGACACTGGACAGACTCCAGCAGTCACCTTCCACACGTAAAAGGGTCGGCTTCTAATGGCTAACTTCCCCTCCTTTACACCTACCGCACGCCGCTATACACCCGGCGTCTACCCGCAAAAAACATTCCGCACACTGTCTGGAGTCACCGTCCGCCGCACCTTCGGCAACAGCCCTTACGGCGCCCAACTGGAACTGCAATACGAAAATATCCCCGACGCAACCGTCGACGCCTTTTTGAATCATTATCATTCTCAAACCGCCAGCAACAGCCGCTTCCGCTTATCCGACAACGTGACTGCCGGCATGAGTTCCGCGCTCACCGCCGAAGTCACCAGCTACACGGCCGACCGCGGTAATCTGCGCTGGGAGTACGAAAAACCCCCTGAGGTTCAATCCGTACGCCCCGGCATTTACACCGTTACCATCACGCTGCTTGGAGAAATCCGCAACACGACTACGGATGACGCGTGATGGCTATTGACGTCCGCATTGCCCAATTTTTCAATCTGACCACAACCGACGGCACTACCCACCGCTACCAAAACTATTTCGTAAACGAAAGTTACAGCTACCTAAATCAGCGCTACGAGTTTGCCCCCTTTCGTGCCGAGGGCACCGTTTCTAATAACACTGGCGACAACACCATCGTTCAGGTGCTGTTTCCCAACGTGGATTTCGCCATCCGTATGCTGGACGCCGGCAACGGCAACCGCCTGGGACGCCTGGTGCTTTCCACCGTTTGGTTGACGAGCAACAACGAAATTGCCGTAAACGGCGCCACACAAGTCGAGTATCTGGTTGGCATTGGCGCCAGTATCAGCGAGACTACTATTGAGCTGCGCTACCGCTCAGCCATCGACAGCGTGGTTTCCAACTTTCCGGCCCGCGTACTCACGCGCCAGCTGGTCGGCCCCCTTCCCGTCAGCGCCAACGTATCCCTCCAGTGAACGACCTAATCGGGCTGCGCTACGGCTGGGGCCACGCACCTTGGGACGGCAGCGGCAAAACCGATTGTTTCCAGCTGGCGTGCGAGGTCCACAAACGCCTGGGGTTTGCCGACTACACCGAGCAGTTTGAGTGGGTCTACCGCGACTACACCGACGAAACCTTCCCGCGCAAACTAATTTTTCGCTGGCTGCTGGACAACGGCACCCGGATCGACGCACCCCGCCCCGGAGCAGTGGCCTTCTTACCCGGTGAAGCCGGAGCTGCGCTGGCCACTATTTTGGAGGACAATGCTGTGCTTTTTATCGCCCCAAGTCAGAATGTGGTGCGTAGCCAGATTCCCGCTGGGATGGGCGCATATTTCTGGATGAACCGATGACTCGCAAGCTGCTGCCCTTTGAGCACGAACTGATCGCAACGCTCGGCATCAGCAAGGACGAGTACCTGGAATTTGTCGCGTTATACCAAAAACCGGATTTTAAGGGCCAACCAACAGCAGAAGTTGCAACGGTCGCTTTAGTTTTAACGATTGTCGGCATCATTGCTCAAGTTGTTTCGGCACTATTAACTCCTCAACCACAGGTTCCTGAATTACCTGGAATCCAGAAGCAAGAAGGCGGCGGTCAACAACAAACACGCGATGAACGCTTTTCGCCACGATTCGGTTTTAACAGCGTTCAAGAACTGGCCGCCTACGGGGAACCGGTAAACCTCGTATATGCAAACCGCGGCACAGGCACTGGCGCAAATCCCAACGGCGGTGTCCGCATTACCAGCGCGTTGCTGTGGTCCGCCGTTCGCAGTTACGGCTCCAGTCAATTTATTCAGATGTTGCTGCTGCTTGCCGGTGGTGCCATCACAGCAATCGACCCAGAAAAAAGCGCTTTTGGTCAAACCCCCATCCGCGACCTGATAACCAACAACCTTTGGATGTATTTCAATCCTGGGGCTACCGGCTTCCTTGCCCAAAGGAATGAACTAAACAACCAATCGACATCAGACCCCACCAGTTACGGCCAGCTGACTGATAATCCTTATCGCATCCAGACAACAGCAGCCAACGTCCGCGTCGATGGTTTCAGCCAGGCATATTCACCCACAACATCTAATACCTGCGGTATTTACGGTGTTGTACCGCTGAACGTACTGCTGTATTTGCGTAACTCAACCGGCGACAAGCAAAGCGTCAATCTCGGCGTCTACGCACAAATGACGCCATGGGTAACCAACTCGGGCGTTTCTATTCCTGTAAATACCGAACTAACAGTCCGCGTCACCAAAACATCTGGAGCATCCGATGCCCCAGGCCAAGAAGCGGAAGATGCTCG